AAAAAACCTGATTTTTTTGATTTATGGCAGAAAAAAGTTCTCCCATAATAATCAGAACCTTTGAGGAAACTTTACAGTTTTCTTTTTAATAAAATATACTATATTTATAAATGAAACCTTGTTACTGAGGTCCACGTGTCCAAGAGACATTTGAGTTGGTTAACCACCAACGAAGTGGGGTTCAATAAACATAAAAATTAAAATAAGGAAAAAATGTATTATCAAACAAAAACCGCAACGCCTTGTGCGTTCATCACAAAAGACAAATTACGTCTTAAACAATTTGGGCATAATGTCTATCTTAAAAACGGGTCTGAATTCGAATTAGAATTATTCAACCCAACACAATCAAGTGTTTTAACAAAAATTAGAATCGACGGAAATTATATTTCAGGTGGTGGAATTGTTCTTAAACCAGGACAACGAATTTATCTTGAGCGATTTTTAGACGATGCTAAAAAATTTAAATTTGAGACTTACGAAGTTGAATCAACTTCTAATGAAGTACTAAACGCAATATCTAATAATGGTAATGTGGACGTAGAATTCTACGAGGAATTTATTAAACCAACCTACCAACAACCCTTTTTGGTTAATTACCCGTTGGTTAACCCTTTAGTTAATTACCCGTCAACAAATCCAAACCCTTACTATGTAAACACTTTTACAACCACAGGTTTAAATAATACCGTATCTACGTATACATCAAGTGTTGGGTTTAATCCTTCAAATAGTGGTGACGCAACTTTAAGTTTTACCAACGGTTACTCAAATAAATATGAAAATAAACCAAGAAGTCAAAGTTTATCTAAAAAATCAAAATCAATAGAAACAGGTAGAGTTGAGAAGGGTGGTAACAGTAACCAATCCTTTAGAACTGTTAATAAAGATTTTAATAGTTATACGGTATCAACATCTAACTGGAAAATACTTCCTGAGTCAGTTAAACCATACGAATCAAATGATTTAAAAGTTCACTGTACTGAATGCGGAAGTAAGAGAAAGAAAGATTCTCATAAATTTTGTCCTAATTGCGGAACAAAATACTAAAATAAAACAACAAGGTTTCAAAAAATAAACCCCTTCTATTCGGAGGGGTTTTGTTTTTAATAAAAAATGCAGTATCTTTGTTCAAATAAAGGTGATGAAAAGAACAAGTAAAAAAAATTATACTATGAAACAAAGAATATATTTGGATGATGTTAGAACTCCTGTAGAAAAAGACCAATGGATTGTTGTTAGAAATTACGATGAGTTCGTAACTAAAGTTACTGAAATTGGTTTAGAGAATATTGGGTTGATTTCCTTGGACCACGACTTAGGTGATACTGCGATGGCGGAATGGCGTAAAAACGTTTACCACAACTACGAATTAAATTACGATAACATCACTGAAAAAACAGGGATGGATTGTACTAAATGGTTAGTGGAAAAATGGATGGATGGTGAACCTGTTGTAGATGTAGTAATCCATTCAGCTAATGCTATTGGTAGTGCTAATATGATGGGATATATTAATAACTATCGTCACATTAATCGTTTACCACAAAATTGTGTAAGAGTACAAATCGAACATACTGTATAAAAATGAATATTTTCTTCTTAGATTTTGATGTTAAAAAGTGTGCGGAGTATCATTGTGACAAACACGTTGTTAAGATGATACTGGAAACCGCACAACTTTTATGTTCGTCCCACCATGTTACAGGGGGAACTGCACCATATAAGTTATCACATAAAAACCACCCATGTTCAATATGGGTTCGGTCGTCGTTATCTAATTACCTTTACTTATGTGAATTAGGGTTGGAGTTAGGTAAAGAATATACTCATCGTTATGGTAAAAAACATAAGTCAGTTGAGGTGATTGAATGGTGTTTGGTGAATAGACCTAATATCCGCGATATTGATTTCACATGTCCACCATTAGCAATGGGTGATGAATACAAAATAGGTAATGATGTTATTGAATCCTACCGAAATTATTATAAAGGAGCCAAGTCAAAAATTGTTTCTTGGAAAAACAGAGAAAAACCTTTTTGGTTTGAAAAAAAAGAGTTAAATTTGCAATATGATTAAGATAGATAAAGACTTTAAAGGAGATGTGTGGGTTTTTTCGGACCCACACTACAACCACAAAAATATATGTCGTGGTGTAACCGCGTGGCGTTTACCTGACGGAACTGTACCATTATCACAAACTCGTGATTTTGAAACAATCGACAAGATGAACGCATTGATAGTAAATAACATCAATGAAAATGTGATGCAAGACGATATTTTAATTTGTCTTGGTGATTGGAGTTTCGGAGGTTTTGAATCAATCAAAGAATTTTGGGATAGAATTGTTTGTAAAAACATTCACCTTATTTTAGGTAACCATGACCATCACATTGAAAACAACCGAGACGGTTGTCAGGGATACTTCAAGAGTGTTTCTCATTACAACACTTTGAGAATTGACGAACACACGTTCCGATTGATGCACTACCCAATAAGTTCTTGGGATGGGTTAAATAAAGGTGTTATGCACCTTCACGGACACTGTCACTTACCAACTAGTTTACGTTTAGGTAAAGGACAACGATTAGATGTTGGTATGGATGGTCACCCTGAATTTCGACCATACAATATTCGACGTGAAGTTGTTCCTATGTTACGACACAGAGATAAAGTATCTGAGATGGATAATGACCATCACACTGATGAAATAATTAATAAAGATAAAGGATAATAATATGAAACATGATAAAGACATTTTGATTTGCAGTTGCCATTCAACTGACCACCAATTAATTGTTCTATACGAACAAGATGAAGATTTTCCGATGGTTTATTTCCACATTCATTTGAATGAAAGACCTTTTTGGGAAAGATTGGTTTATGGTGTAAAATATATTTTTGGTAGAAAATCTAGATACGGAGCCTTTGATGAATTTATATTTAATCACGACGACGCTCACAAAGTTGAAAGAATTTTAAAATATTTACGAGATGAAAAAACCGTGTAAGGAATGTCCTTGGGTTGTTAAAAACAAACATAACGAAATGATTACTAATCATTCGACAAAACATAATAAACCTCATAATTGTCATATGATATCACCTGAAAAAAGAGGTGGGTTATGGGATGTAAAAGAAGAAACTAAATGTATAGGGAGAAAATTATATGAACACAGAGAGAAAGTTAGCGAGTATTAGAATCATCAGTGACATCCAACCTATTGAGGGGGCTGATGTGATTGAATTAGCTATTGTCGACAGTTGGAAGGTTGTTGTTGCTAAGAATGTTGGATATAAAGTAGGTGATATGGTTATCTACTGTGAAATTGATTCATTCTTACCAATCAGAGATGAGTTTGAATTCTTGAGAAAGACTTCGTATAAAAAAATGTCTGACGGAACGGAAGGATTTCGTTTAAAAACAATTAAAATGAGAGGGCAAGTTTCTCAGGGATTAATCTTACCAATGTCTGTTGTAGAATATACTAACGTAGATTTTGAAATTGGCGTGGATGTAACTAATTTATTAGGAATTAGTAAATACGAACCACCAATTCCTGCTGAATTATCAGGGAAAGTAAAAGGTTTATTCCCTTCTTTCTTACGTAAAACAGATGAGGAAAGAGTTCAAAACTTGACAAAAGAATATGAGAACTATAAATCATTAGGTCGTAAATTTTATGTGACTGAAAAATTGGATGGTTCTTCTGCAACATTTTACTTCAGAGACGGTGTATTTGGAGTATGTTCTCGTAACTTAGAATTACTTGAAACTGAAGGTAACACTTTTTGGAGAGTTGCTCGTGAATTGGATTTGGAAAATAAAATGAAATCTTTGGGTAAAAACATTTCACTCCAAGGGGAATTAATTGGTGAAGGTATTCAAGGGAATCCTTACAAAATAAAAGGTCAAACTGTAAAATTCTTTAATTTGTTCGATATTGATTTACAAGTATATCATTCTTTAGCTCATTTGGATAGAGCTCTTGGTATTATGGGACTTAAAATGGTTCCAATTGTTGATGAGTTTTTCAAATTACCTGAAACTATTGAAACTTTATTAAAATATGCAGATAATAAATCAATATTAAACCCAAAATTTAATAGAGAGGGGATTGTCATTCGTTCTAACGATAGAACCATCAGTTTCAAGGTTATTAGTAATAAATTCTTATTAAACGAAAAATAATGGAAGAAAAGAATACAAGAAAAACCGTGATACACGAGGAACTCAACGAGAAACAACAGGAAATGTATGATGAATGGTTGTCACACATTAAAGCAATTTATGGTGAGTATGGATTATTCACTTGGAAAATAACCCCAGATGGAATTGGTAATGGAATTGTAGTTTATAGTCACCATACAAAAACAGAATTAGATTTAACCGACGTTGATAGTTGGTAATTAATAAAAAAGTATTACCTTTGTGACATGTTAGAAAGATTGAACAAATATTATGACGAGGGTTTGGTGCAAAAACAATCGCACCCAACCCTTCCTTTGACTATATGGAACTACACCCCAAAAGTTCAATACGGGGTGACTGGTGACCAATATAAGTTATGGGATGATATCACTGTACAATGTAGAGGATTAGTTACTGACGATAACGGAATTGTTGTTGCAAGACCATTTAAAAAATTCTTCAACATAGAAGAAAACCGACATACCTCAACTTCAGATTTTGAAGTATATGAAAAAATGGACGGTTCTTTAGGAATCTTATTTAACTATAAGGGGGAATGGGTTCTTGCGACTCGTGGTTCTTTCACTTCTGACCAATCAGTTAAAGGTACTGAGTTACTTCAGAAATACGACTATAAGAAATTACACCCTGATTACACTTATTTATTTGAAATAATCTATCCTGAAAACAGAATAGTTTGTTCTTACGATTTTGAGGATTTAGTTTTGTTAGGAATGATACACACTGAAAGTGGTGTTGAGGTTGATATCCATTTAGGCACTAATAACGATGTTAGGTTTAAGAATTTATTAAATAATCTTGAGTTAAACATTGTTAAAAAATACGACGGTATCAAAGATTATACTTTTTTGAAACGTATGATAGCAGATTCTAAAGAGGGTTTTGTTGTTAGATTCTCAAATGGTGATAGGATGAAAATAAAAGGTGAAGAATACCTTCGTCTTCATAAAATAATGACTAATGTATCTACAACTGCGGTTTGGGAAGTTTTAAGTTCTGGCGGTGATATGGAGGAAATAATAAAAGATGTTCCTGATGAGTTCTACAAGAAAATAAAAATGTATGTTCAGGAGTTGAATTATCAGTTTTACCGTTATTCAGAATATGCTGGTAAGACTCATGATTATTTCCGATACGGTAAGTATGGTGATAATGAGAAAGAATATACTAAAAAAGAATTTGCTGAACATTTGGTAAAATGTGATGTTCATCCTAAAGTAAAATCTATCTGTTTTGCTATGTGGGACCAAAAACCATATGACCATATCATATGGAATTTACTTAAACCAAAATTCGAAAAGCTATAAAACACGACACAATGTCGTGTTTTTTTTATTATCATTATATTTATTAATAAAAAATATTTATAATGTCAACAGAAGTTATTGTAGCGTTTATAACAGGGGTATTAGGGCCAGTTATTCTTCTATACGCAAAAAACAAATTTGAGAAGAACAAAGAAAAACCTGACATGGTTAAAGAAGCACTACAAGTCAGTGAATTGATAACTTCAAAGATTGAACATATTAAAGATGAATTTAAGGCCGATAGAGTTTGGATAACACAATTCCATAACGGAGGTCATTTTTATCCAACAGGTAAATCTATGGCTAAATTCAGTGTTATTTATGAGACTGTTTCCCAAAATACAAATTCAATTCAAGCAAATTTTCAAAACATCCCTGTTAATTTATTTAGTAAGTCTATCAATTATTTATTAGAAAATGATGTGATTGAAATTGCCGACTACACAAACGCAACTATAGCAACTCACGGGTTAAAATATATTGCAACAGACACAGGTTGTAAATCAGGGTATTTATTCGCAATAAAAACAATTGATAATAAGTTTATTGGGACCTTAGGTTTAGATTTTTCAAAAAGAAAAACAAACCTTGATATAGAATCAATAAATCACTTACAAGTTCACGCAACTGCAATAGGTGGCGTTCTTATGGGACACCTAAATGGTTAACAAATCGAAATCTCATTATATTTATTAAGATGAGACGATTATTAAACGAAACTTTACAAATACCAGACCCTTCAGATTATACAAACACTGACTTCAAACCGTTTGTTGTTGGTAGAAGTAATCCGTTAGCGGATAAGATAAATCCATCCTTATTAAAAGATGTTGATACTGCAGCCAAAAAAGCTAATATTAAAGTTAGTATCACAACCGCGGTTAGTGGTCACGATAAAGGTTCTCGACATGAAAAAGGTTTAGCAGTTGATATAGCCATGATTAATGGTCAAGGGTATGGTAGTGAAAAAGCGGCAAAACAAAAAGGTATTTACGACGACATTATGAGATTTGTTTCTGAGTTAGAAAAACTTGGATATACTAAAAATAGTGAATCGGGTAATGATAAAGCCGTTTTAACATTTGGGTTCCCAAATCACCATCACCATGTACATGTTTCAAGGAATTCAGATACTGGAGTGTCAGATAGTAATGGTAATGTTACTACAAACCCTAAACCTGATTCACAGGAAACTCCTGACTCAGGTGAAAACTACGATAATATTGATTTTGATACTTCGTCAGATAGTAATAACGTAATTCAAAAATTTTTAAATCCATTGTTAAGTACGTTAGGGTTTAAAGAAGGTGAAGAGCCAACCAATAAATTAGTTGAGGATATTCAACGAATTAAAAATTTATTATAATGGAAAAATTTACTAATCCAGCCCCATATGGTAATATGAAATCATCAATAATGTCAAAATCTGTTGATTTAATTTCATATCCAAATTCAAAATTAATAAATCCGTATGATGGTGTTATTGTTTTTGACAGAACTCCTTCTTGTGAAAACTTAATTAAAATTAAACATGAGTTTAATGGCGATAATGTATATTCTGAATTTTGTAATGTTGGTAAGTCGTTTGTTTCACCAGGAGATAGAATAAAACAAGGTCAAATTATTGGACATTTCACTGACGATAGAATTGGGTACTCAATTAAAAACGATGATGATAAAAAATTAGACGTGTCAAAATATATGGAAGGGTTTAAAACTAAAAAAGAGGAACCTAAAAAAGAAGACCCTAAAAAAGAGGAACCTAAAAAAGAAGACCCTGAAAAAAAGATTGATAAACTTGATGTCGGTAATAAAGACGTTGGTTCTGGTAATATATTCTTAGATACTTTACTATCCCCATTTTCAATCGCTAACGATATTACAAGTGGTGTTGGTAAAGAGATTAAGAAAGCCTTTAAAGAAGATTACGGTGGTAATAAAAGACTTACAGAACAAATAGATAAGATTAAAAAAATTATAAAGTATTAAAAAACCCCCTTTTCAGGGGGTTTTGTTTTTTACTTAACAGAATGAACTGAAGTGGTGTCTACTAAAGTAGAGTCTACACTGATTTTAGTTGAGTCTGTGGCTACAGATGTACTGTCTGCCGTTGTTTGAGTTTCCTCGGTTTTAGTTGATTGCCCACAAGATGTAATCATCATTGTTCCTGCAACCAACATAGTGAAAATTACTTTTTTCATGTTATGTTTGTTTGTTTTTATTGATAAATAAATAGGTGATTGTTGACGTAAAATCAACTTATACTTTAAAATAATTTAGATTTTCTTAATAAAGTACAATATTTATTTAAAAAATAAAAAAATATACTGTTTAGGTATTGTTAGAACAGTTTTTTTTACTATCTTTGTAAAACAATTCAGGGAAATGGTTGGAGTATCTGTAAAACCGTGGTTTCCTAACCTTGAAAAAAAAAACAAAAAAAGATTTGGTAAATCAAAAAACTTTACCTACCTTTGTACAACAAAAGAGATAGACAACGATTCAGATACAAATCTCAAAAAAAAATAAAAAAAGATTTGGTAAATCAAAAAACTTTACCTACCTTTGTAAAACAAATCGGAAACGTCCGAAGAAGTTCTTTGAAATATATTATTTATCCATCAGGATGTTGATGATGAGACCCTCGGGTTGATTCTGAGATAACTGAGAAAGATAATCGGCCGTATATGGTCGTTAAATAAACCTCGAAAGGGGGATAAAGTGGAATCACCTGTGTTAGTGGTTCTGCGGTTTGGGAAACCAAACTCAAGTATACAAGTGGGATATCAGTGAGCCTGTAGTACCGAGGATGACTTCGTAGGGAAATGGAAAACTGAATGGGCAATGTGGATTGTCTGTTTGAGGTGGGAACACCAATAAGAATAACCCATAGGAATCAAGTGAGAAGTGTACTTCCAAATACACAATTGCGGGTTCCAATATAAAAGGTGACTTAAAACCGAAGGGGTAATACCTGAAGGTAAGATATAGAACGAGTGGTGTCGCTAATATCCTTACCAAAGGCCTACCAAGGTCTTGGTACGAAGTAATCTTAAAATATGAGAGTGGGGACACTCTACCGAGTAGAAAAGTATCTTATTATTCAAAAGATAATGAGGCTTAAGACGGACCTCTACTTGGAACCATCCACAACACTAAAAACTTATATGCTATTTTAAGTAAAACTAAAAAACAGATAAGCAAAAGTGTTCGTCAGGGTTTGATGAAAGTCGCCTACACAGTCACGGGTTGTCCGTGGCATACAGAGACCGCAAGTTAATGTATATTTTTACAAAAAACCTCTAGGGAGTCGAATCCCGAGTTAGTTCGCAAGACTGAAGAGAGTAGAGTAGTAAAAGAGTAGTTGAACCCTTTAGGAGTGATTGGTCTAACCAATCGGCGATGAGGATTACCATTCAAAAGATGGTGGAAATGAAGGGAAACAATAATCCTTCTAAAGATTCTCACAAAACGGTGTATTCTCAGCCTTTTAGCCTAACTATGAAAACAGTGACTCCAACCGAGGTAATTACGGTATATTCCTCGAGGTAATGAGTTTAAACTTCCCCTTAAAAAAGTCCCATAGAGTGTGTTTTTGGTTTTTTACTATGTTACAACCTTTATCTACTCTGATTGAGAAATCCAAAAAACAAGTGTGTTTGTGTCAAGATAAGACATCTTCTCTAAAAGATAAAAAACATCAACACCGATATTCTTAGGTTGTGGATTTTTATGATAACCACAGGTTTTTTATAGGTGTCTAAATAAGTAAAAAACTAAAAAACATAGACGTTTAGGTCGCGAATTCACCTCACGATAGAAGGTCCCATTCGGTGTCACAAACTGATGGAGTGGTTAAGGTTGTACCACTGAGTAAAAAGCCCAACGGGAGTAACATGACGATGTTACTCCCTTTTTTATGCTATAAAAACTAATTTTTGTACAACACCAAATAATAATTTTACCGCATAAAAAAACCCCATCCGAAGATGAGGTTTAATGAGTGGAGGTAGAGGGGTTCGAACCCTCGTGTTGTACACCTTACCTATTAAGGACTACACGCTTAGGATAACATTTTCTAATGTTCCAAAAATATTTAGTTTGTTCTTCACCATCGTAAACTAACAACCAATGGACGACTCGATTTTGGGTTCAGTCATTTTTCCACCTTTGTAAAGACTTCTGTTCCTAGGTTGTATGTCCACCGACCCGTATGGTGTTTCCTATATGTTAGGCAACAACCGCAGCGTCTTCACGGATTAATCCGATGGTCGCCATTTTGTCTAAAACGTTTCCGTTTACAGTTTACATCCGTAGATTTAAGTGATAGGATACATCTCACTGCGTGCCCCGAATAACTAACAATGCCAGTCAATTCCAAGTTACCCCCATATGTTAAAGAACTTATTTCTCCTACAAAGATAGTAAAGTTTTCTCAATTACCAAACTATTTTATATTTATATGTAAATAAATATTTGTGAAAGATTCAAAAAACGCTAAGATACTATTTGAGAATGAGTATGTAGTATTGGTACAGGTGTTCAATAAGAATGCCGCAACCTATTACGGACCCCCCAAGGTTACTGAATTATATGACCAAGATTTTAGTCATGGTGATTTATATTTTGCCGTTAGTAAATATAATCCTGGCCCTGAGTACATATACACACTATACAAACCTACAGATGGTGAACTTGAATATTATTCAGGTGTTGAATTAAAACTTGAAAGTTACGATAACATCACATTTAAGTATCCATACCTAAAACCTTATGTACAGGATATTAGGGGGAATAGTGAAATATATGATTTATTATTGAAAATTAAGAACGGTCAAAAGGTTAATAACTGGGAGGCTAGTGACTCTGACCCAATTATTTATGATATTAAATTTAACGAACAAACCCCTGGTAAAAGTAGAGTTAAATTAAAATTTGACGATTATGAGGATTATTGGAAATTATTTGATTTAAAAGATGGTGATATTTGGTTTGGAAATTACATATATTCTAATTATGATTCCTACGAATTTGAAAGTGCAGATTTTGCTGATGAGGATTGGATAGAGGGTTATTTATTACGTGAATTAAATGACGAAAACCAAATTAAATTAAAAGAAATTTTAACACTATTATCTCCAGAACTATCTAAATTACGAAATGATGAAGAATGGAAAAAGGTTTCTAATTTACTATTATCAACATTTGAACGTGAATGTGAAGAAATTAAACATGAATGGTTGTCAGAAAAAAATAACTGTAAAGAACGAGGAGCACGTAAGATGATTGAGGACGATTGTTGTAATTTTTTTCAAAATTATGGAATATTCAATATGGGTAGTTGTTTTTATAGTTATGTGACAACAGTATCGGTATTATTATCTTTATATAAAATGGTTGATGAAAGACATATAACGGTTAGTGAGGTTTTAAGTGATATTGGTCATAAATCAGGAAATATTGGTGGATGGGAAGAATATTCTTATGAACAAGATTGTATTGATTTTGACGATGAATCTTTCAATCGTAGTTGTGGTTGGCAATTAGATAAGATGTTTACTAAACTTGAAGATTCTGAAGAATTTGAGGATATTAAAAAATTCTCAGATAATGCGTCAAAAATTTTAAGTAAGTACGACATTGAAACTAATTACAAATTACCTAAAGACGAATCAAGAACATTTAGAATTATTAAAATAGACCCAAAAACTAATAAAATCCATGTTGTAGTTTCTAAGAAGGGTGAGTATCAAGGTGAACAAAGAAGTTATGATTTTGAAAATTTTGACCAATTTTTACATCAACCCGAATTATTTGAAAATAGATTTGTTAAAGTAAAGTAATTTACTTATCTTTGGCTTATGGAGAGAAACTATCAATTACTAAAGGACGTTTTGTCGGTCCCAACAAAGACATATAAGGAAGACCGAATGATTGAGTTTTTAGTTAATTGGTTAACTGAAAACCAAATATCATTTCAGGTTGACGAACACCGAAATATTTACGCAACTAAAACATCTCAGGATATTCCTGAAGGGTTCTTTTTCCCGTGTGTTATTGCACATACTGACACCGTACATCAATTAGACGTAATTAATGTCAGAGAAATGGAATTACCTAACGCTCAGGGTATGATTAAACCATCGTTAAAAGCGTTCAACGATTTTGGGCAACCAACAGGGATTGGTGGTGACGATAAATGTGGTGTTTACGCATGTTTAGAATTACTAAAAGAATTACCAAATCTTAAAGCAGCATTTTTTGTTTCTGAAGAAACAGGTTGTCACGGTTCAAAACAAGCCGATAAAAATTTCTTCGAGAACGTAGGATACGGGATTCAATTTGACGCACCTGAGAACTGGATGGTTAGTGAGTTCTGTATGGGTGTTCAGTTATTTGGTCGAGATACAGAGTTCTTTAAATCATGTGATGAGGTATTAACAGAAACATTTAATCCTGATAGAAAATATCAATCTCACCCATACACAGATGTGTACGCACTGAAGAACACATTTGACTTCTCGTGTATTAACTTCTCAATTGGGTACTACGACTACCACACTAGAGAAGAATACGTTGTAATCGAAGATGTTTATAACGGAATCAAAACGGGTAAAGAATTAATTGAAAAATTAGGTAACGTAAAATACCCATTCAAATCAAAACCACGATATAGTCATTTATTTGACTAACAAAAAACCCCTCCGTAAGGTGGGGTTATTTTTTGTTTATTAACGAACATAAAAAAAGGGGTTATTAAACCCCTTTTCTTTTTCTTATAACTTTCTTCCCATCTTTGAATTTGACATCCCCATTTTCACTGATTAACGTGTATTCAATATTTTCTTGGATGTTACTCTTAAGAACTTCTTCCGAGATAAAATCTTCTATTTTATCCTGAATAGCTCTTTTTAGTGGACGAGCCCCGTACATCTCATCAAACCCAACCTCAGAAATCATGTCAATAATAGAGTCATCAAATTTAATATTATATTTAAGCCCTGTTAATCTTTCAGATAAAACATTCAACTCAAGTTTAACAATTTTCTTAACATCTTCTTTCACTAATGAATTGAAAATGATAACTTCATCAATACGATTTAAAAATTCAGGTGCGAAAAACTTCTTAAGTTCTTTCTTCAAAACTTCTCTTTTTTGTTCTTCCTCAACATAAGAACTTGAGTTAGTTTTAAAACCTACACCAGCTCCAAAATCTTGTAGTTTTTTAACTCCAACATTCGATGTCATGATGATAATACAGTTTTTGAAATTAATCTTTCTTCCCATACCATCAGTAAGGTGACCGTCATCCAACACTTGTAATAATGTTGAGAATATGTCTTTGTTTGCCTTTTCAATCTCGTCAAACAAAATTACCGAGTAAGGTTTGTTCTTAACTTGTTCAGTTAATTGACCACCTTCATCATAACCTACATATCCTGGAGGTGCCCCAATTAATCTTGAAATACTATGTTTTTCTTGGTATTCAGACATGTCCACACGAATCATATTTTCTTCACTACCAAACATTTGTTTTGCCAATTGTTTTGCCAAGTAGGTTTTACCCACACCAGTTGAACCAAGGAAAATAAATGAACCGATTGGTTTGTTAGGGTCTTTAATACCTAATCTGTTTCGTCTGATTGACTTAGCAATTTTCATAACCGCTTCAGATTGTCCAATTACTTTATCAGACAAACTACTATCTAATTGACTTAATAACATTGTTTCATCGGCGTTTAATTTACTAATAGGAATTTTGGTCATGTTTGAAACAACCTCATAAACCAACTCAATAGAAACTTCTTTCTTCTTAACTTGAAGTTCATCTTCAAATTTTTTCTTCTCAATATCTAATTTATTAAGAATACGTTTTTCTTTATCACGTAAGTTTGCCGCCTCCTCGTAATTTTGTTTTTTAACTACCTCAAGTTTTTCAATTTTAACATCCGCAGCCTCTTGCTTTAATTTCTCAATAATTTCAGGCATTTTAATCTCAACCTGACATCTTGCACCAACCTCATCAATAATGTCAAATGCCTTATCAGGGAACTCTCTATCAGTGATATATCTTGCCGCCAAATCAACACATACAGAAAGTACTTCATCAGTATAGGACACCTTATGAAACGTTTCGTACTTATCTTTAACATTTTTAAGAATTTCTAATGTTTCTTCTTTTGTTGAAGCGTCAACAATAACCTTTTGGAATCGTCTTTCTAACGCTCCGTCTTTCTCAAAGTTCTTACGATACTCATCAAGAGTTGTAGCACCAACACATTGAATTTCTCCACGAGCAAGTGCTGGTTTAAAGATATTTGATGCGTCTAAAGAACCTGATGAATTACCCGCTCCAACAATTGTATGAATCTCATCTATAAACACGATGATATTTGGAGCATTTTGTAACTCCTCGATGATTACTTTCATACGTTCCTCAAACTGACCACGATATTTTGTACCTGCAACGATTGAAGTCATATCTAACGACACAATTCTTTTATCCATTAAATTTCTTGGACATTCACCGTTAAAAATTTTAATAGCTAATCCTTCTACAATTGCGGTTTTACCACAACCAGGTTCTCCAATAATAATAGGGTTGTTTTTCTTTCTACGAGAAAGAATTTGAGCTATCCTCGTAATTTCTCTCTCTCTACCAACTACAGGGTCTAACTTACCTTGTTCAGCTAATTTGATTAAATCTCTACTAAAGTTATCCAACACGGGTGTTGAAGAGTCAGATGTTGATTTAGGTGGGTTATTTTTACCCCCATTGTCCATGGATTCTATCATATTTTGTTTTTTAGTTAATTATAAGGATTAATTTTGTATTTTCAACTACAGGTACAAAGGTAAGAAAAATATCTAAACTAAAAAATTTAATTTTTGGTTATATTTATGAATATGATAAAACACTATACCAAATATATTGAGACTCTTGGTGCCGACGAAGAACTTATAGAAACCTATAAGAATCTTAGACAGGCCTTTCAAAGAGAAGGATGGTCAGAAAAAGATTTAGAAAGACCACCATATTACCCTCAAGATATTATGAGGAACTTTCAAAGGTTTAGTAGTTTACATTCAAAATTATTCCAAGAATTAAAAAGTTTTTTTCCTGATATTGACCACAATGAGTTTGTTGATTATCTTAGTGGTAAATTACAAATAATAGATTCAGAAACACCTTTACAAAATGGCAGTAAAAAAAGAAGAGATAATCGGGACGAAGATTATTAATGAGATTGACTCAAGTAACTTAGTAAAAACTGAGTACGACACCGAAACCAAATTAATGGTGGTGGAATTTAAAAACGGTATGAAATATCAATATGATGCGGTTCCTCATGAAGTTTACACAAGATTTAGAATGAATGAATCTCAGGGTAAATTTTTTAATACCGAAATTTCTAAAAAATACAAATATACTAAACTTTAATTATTATCAATACTCGACTATTTATTAGTAATGAGTGATTTAAAAAGTATATTAACTAGTTTTCACGTACAAGACGAATTAAATCCTAAGATTTGGGATAATTCTATGGAGAAGATGTCACCTAAAGTTAGGTCACGTCTACTTGAGATTGCTTATGAGTTCATAGAATTTTTAAAAGTTGATATTGTAGTATCGGACGTTATAATGACAGGGTCATTAGCCAACTATAACTGGTCAAAATTTTCAGATGTTGATTTACATATCTTAGTCGACTTTAATCAGTTCTCAAAAACCGAATTACCTTTATACGAAGAATTATTTCAACTAAAAAAAACCATATATAACGACAAACACGATATCACCATCTACGGATATGAAGTTGAGTTATATGTTCAAAACGAAATTGAGGCTCACTTTAGTAGTGGAGTGTATTCTGTTTTATTTGATAGATGGGAAAATGAACCTAAAAAAGAAAATGTTAAAATTGACCTTGAATTGATTAAAAACAAATCAAAACAATGGATGGATATTATTGACGGTGTTATTGAAAGTGTTCAGGATGAATCTATTGATGATACTAAAAAAATTATCGACAAGTATAAGAAAAAACTTAAGAAATATAGAACTTGCGGGTTGGAAGAAGGAGGTGAATATTCTGACGAAAACTTAGTATTCAAAGTATTACGAAGAAATGGGTATATTGAGAAATTATACCAATATCAAGATAATCGTATTGATAAGGAATTATCATTGAAAGAATCTACAACAACTATCGGTGGTAATTTTAAAACTGATTTAGAAAACGGTCCAAAAAATCATGGTAGTAGAAAATTAGGTAATTGGCAGTCGGATAACGCTTGGGATATTTTTGCACCTCCCAATACAGTTGTTAATTCATATACTAACGGTACTGTTACTAAAATTAGAGATACAGGAAAAAATTCTGGAAAAATTTTTGGAACACAAGTATCAATTAAAGGTGCCGAAGGATTCCCTGAAATTTTTTACACTCACGTTAAAGATGTAAAACTAAAAAATGGTGATACTGTTAAAGTTGGTGATTACATTGGGGTTGTTTCTGAATGGGTTGGACATGATACAATGACTCACGTACACATAGGATTACCTTATGGTCAACATATCAGAGATTTGTTAAAAAATTCTGGAAAAATTTTTACCAATAAATTGGGTACTGATTATAAAGATGACAGTAATAATGACAAAACAGATTACGATGAGCCTGTTATTACCAAAGGTAGTGAAGGAAGTAATAAAGAAGTTAATAATTGGTTAGAACCATTATTATCGACATTAGGATTTAAATAAATGATTCAATTACGTTAGAACGATAACATTTTTGATTCTGAATATATTTATATATAAATTAATTTTAAAAAAAAAACAAAATAATGGGAAACTTAAAACCAATTGGAAGTGAAAAATTACAAGGTATGGATAAAATCAATCGTATCATTGAAATTTCTAGATATAACGAAAATACTCCGACGCCTATAAATGAAGATAAATCAATCGAATATAGAAAGACTTTATCTGACGGAAACAATTATCTAATTGTTAAAGAAAAAAATGGATATGTGATTAAAAAATCACTAACCGAATCTGCTGGTGAAAATGATTACTTAGAACCAATGAAAAATAGAAAATACTATTCTTCTTATTCACAAGCATTCAAACGTCTTAACTTAATTGCTAAAGAGGTTAATGTTAATGAAGGGTATGAATCAAATGTTTCATTATTTGGTGAGAGTGATATTGATGAAAAAGCAGCAACAAAATACATTTTAAAAATGGGTGAAACTAAGGAACAAGCGGCTCCCGCACCTGCTCCCGCACCTGCTCCCGCTCCCGCTCCCGCTCCTTCACCTGCTCCCGCACCTGCACCTGCACCGACAGATGACTTAGGTATGGAGGATGAATTAGGTATGGAAGAACCTGAAGGTGACGAAATGGAACAACCTGAAGAGGATGAAGTTATAACATTAAAAGTTATTCAAAAATTAACAGGTAAATTAGCTCAGAAGTTAAGAGCTTTCCAAGATACTCAAGAAGATGAGGAACCAATGACATCTAAGGACATTAAATATGTTGTTAATTCTATATTATCAGCATTAAATTTAGAATCATTAGACGAAGAAGATAAAGAAGATATTTTAAATAAAATTGAAGGTGTCGAATCTGATGAAGAATTTGGTGGTGAAGAAATGGATATGGAAGAACCTGAAGGTGACGAAATGGGTATGGAAGAACCTGAAGGTGAAATGGCTGAGGGTGATTCTGGTATGTTTGATGATGAAGATGAAGCACTTTCTGCAGGTAAAAAATTGACGGATAAGATTTTTGGTGAAGGTCATTATGAAGAAGATGGTAAAGAATACCATTCAAAAATTAAAGGTGTTAACCCAAAACATGGTAAACACATGGAAGATGTTATCGAAGGACTTTTTACCGAATCTAAAGTTGACAATATATTAAAAAAATACTTTAAAGTTGAGGAAAACGAACGTAATTTAATTGAGGTTAAAAAACAAAAACTTAATTTAATTAAAGAAAACAAATCAAAAACAATTAGTAAAATTAAGATTGTTTCTGAAAGTATTTCTCAAGAAGTTGCATCAACTAAATTGGTCTCTAAATACCCTAACGCTAAATTAGTAGGTAAAACAAATCATAAAAATTTAGTTTTTGAAATGAACAATAAACAACTTAGAGTTACTGTTAAAGGTCAGATACTATAATGAGTTATTTAATATATGTTAATGAATTAGGCCCTAACTATAAGGGTGATAACATATATGAATTCATATTTTCTGACACTTTAGAAAAAATATGGGGGGATAATTGGGAATCAAAACCGTCAAACGGTTACCCACTACCACCTGATTTAGAATTCATACGAAAAGTAGGGAGTCTAAAAGATGACCAAGTTACATTATCAGTTATCCAAAATTCTGATTATTTCTCAATGATGGATTCTATGGATGGAGTAATTGCGATGGCTTGGGAGAACGAAAGTGATGATGTCGATTTCGACCATCAAAAAAGATTGGTGTTTAGATTCGGTGACGAAGAAACCACAGTCAAAGATAAATTATATGAACGTGATATCGTTTTAGAATTTGAAAAAAAGGTTGTCTATGAAAACTAACCAAAAACAATTAAGATTAATACAACACGGGTTGAAAGCGTCCACTGTCACTAGATTAAGTGAATCACAAGTGGATATTTTGTTTAACAGACTTAATGAGTCTAAAAAAGAAAATAAAGAACAAGTTACTGAAGTCCCAACTAAAAAAAGTTATAAAGTAGGTCCAGCAGGTGGTAAGGTTGGTGATTTAAATATCACACAAGACCCAAACACTAAAGAAGTTATGGTTACTGCAACCGAATCTGAAATGTCAGAAGACACTGATTCTGAAATGGATTGGTTAATGAAAGGTGATACGCAAGACCCTGTTCAAAAAGGACCTACAGGTGACGGTGACCCCGATTCATTACAAGAGTATAAAAATCTTGCAGAAAAATTTGAGTCTAAAAAACAACAAAAATATTTCTTCGCTAAATGTGGTGATGGTAAAACAAACGAACAAAAGAAATGGTGTAAAATGGCTGAAGAATTCTCTGACAAAACAAACTTTAAAAAGTTACCTGAAAAGAAAAAAACAGAAGCAAAAGAAAGTGGTTTAAATAATTTAGTTAATAAAGTTTCTGCCGCATATGCTGGTGGAGTAAAAAATAAGTTGAATTCCATGTCTCCAAGCGTTACCTTTGGTGAAAACGAAATAGAAAAAAAAATTATGAGAATAGTTGAAAAACATATAACTCCAAAAATGACTAAAAGGGAATTTCTTAATTTAGTTAAAGAACAAGGTACTAAAACGGCACCATCAAGACCAGGGGTTAAACCTGATGTTGATACACCATCAAAACCTTCAAAACCTGCAACACCGTACCAACCAAAGCCAGGTGTTAAACCAGCACCTAAAGCAAAAAGAGAGATACCAACTTGGTTATCATTTAAATCATTAGGAATTAAATTAAAGTAAAACAATGAGTCTAAATCCAAATACAGAAAAAAATCTAAAAGTTAAAAAATTTTTAGAAAAAAAATTAGTTAGTGAAGGTTTAACCAATAGTGAACGTAGTCTTTTAAGTGAGTTAAAAAATAAATTAAAAGAAGCTCCTATTGATTATGAAGGGCCTGAAAGAATGGAACCTGGTATTGAAAGAAAAATTACGTCAAAAGAGACTCCATACAATAACTTCCCCGCAATCCCTAACATGGATATGGATAAGGATTATATTGAATTAATCTCTTCAAAAAGATTTAAAGATTCTGTAGATAAAGTTAGAAGAGCCATGGGTGACACCAGAGCAATCCAAGGAGCAAATCCATTGAATTCATTAATGGCGACCGCAATGCAATCGTTACAAACGGTTGTATCAATTCAAATGCAAAACAAAGAAGTGTTAGAACAACTTGCGGTTGATTTAGTTATTAAAGAAATGGGTATTCCTGAAGGAGCGATGCAATTCGACGCAAAATTAGTTATGCAACCTATGGGAGCGTCTCAAGGGATGCAAGAAGAACCTGAAATGCCAAGTGAAGAAGAGATTGAAGAGTTTATGGGTGATGCCGAAACCTTTGATTTAGAAAGAGCAAAAAGAAGATTTATTAACTCACTTATCCAAGGTGCGGCATTTAAAGGAGGACACATGTTTAATTTAGTGTCAAGAGAACTTAATGATATTGACCCTAGATTAATGAATTTATACACCGTGTCACAATCTTTAATGGAACACGCATATTGGTTGTTTCCTGATATGGAAGGAATGGCTGGTGGCGGTGGTGGACAAATGGGGCAATCAGAAGTTGATACCGAAACAGACCCACCAACAGTAAAAGCGAGAGCAATGACATTTCCACTTTTAGTTCATGAATTGGTTAAAGGTGTTTATGAAATATTTGGAACTCACGGTTTACCTGACGACCCAAAACAACAAGAAATGATTATGAAAGCTGAAGATACTTTGCCTGCGGAGATTTGGGATTCTAGATTAGGACCAATTTTTTGGGAAAAATTTGTAGACGCTTATCCAATGGAATTATTTGATGAGGATATGAAACACATCCAACATTACTTATTCATGAGATTTTCTAAGTTAAATGCTGAAGAATTTTTCAGAGTTGCTAAACTTATACTTTCAGGTAACCCACAAGGAACTCAATTTATTCAGAGAATGGTTAATGAAATCGTTACTGAACTAAAACAATATGATGCTGAAGAAGCGTTAAGCGGTGATGATGACGATGATTTTGACGATGATGGGTTTGATGATTTCTTAGGAGGTCTAGGAATATCAAGACCAAAATAATGAAACATGTCAAATTTAACAAGAGAACAGGTACTAATAGAGTATGTAAAATGTCATAAAGACGTAGAATATGCGTTAAGAACTTATCTACAAACATACGATAATACAGTATCAAAATACGTACCATTAGAATTATTTCCAGACCAAGTATCATTACTTGAAGATTACGAAAATTATAACGAAAATATTGCCTTAAAATATCGACAAGCGGGAGTAACTACAGTTACATCTGCTTGGGCTTCGATGAAACTTTCTTTTGCTAAGAAAAACAAACCCGAAAAAGTCCTTATAATTGCTAACAAACTTGATACGTCATTAGAGATGGCGAACAAGATTAGAAACTTTGTCAGTCAATGGCCAAGTTGGGTTGGTATTGATTTTGCGGTGGAAAAAAACTCACAAAAACATTATAAATTAAATAACGGTAGTGAGGTTAAAGCCGTTGCAACATCTAAAGATGCCTTACGTGGATTTACCCCAACAATACTTATATTTGATGAGGCTGCGTTTATTGAGGCCGACAGTGATTTTTGGGCGGCTTGTATGGCGTCTCTATCTACAGGTGGTAAAGTAATCGTGGTCTCAACACCAAATGGTTATGACCGAATTTATTATGAGATATATGACCAAGCATTAAGAAACATGAATGACTTCAGAATTTCTGAAATGTATTGGTATCGTGACCCTCGTTACACAAAAGATTTATATCTAATTAAAACCGATGATATGATTCACTATCTTTTAAATAAAGAAGAGTACAGTGAGAAAGATATCCTTAGTTGGTCTCATATACCCGCAAACGAAAGAGATTATAAAGAACTAAGAGAATTAATGAACCAAGGTTATAAACCTTGTTCTTCTTGGTTTGAAGCGATGGTTAAGAAATTAAAATACGATAAACGTAAAGTATCTCAGGAGTTAGAATGTAACTTCTTAGGTTCAGGTGATAACGTATTTGATTCTAAAATGTTACAAACAATAAGAGAAAATTCTATTATAGAACCCAAGAATAAACTTATGGGGAACGCTTTATGGATTTGGAAAGAACCTGTCGTTGGCCATAAATACATTATGGGGGTCGATGTTTCTCGCGGGGATAGTGAAGACTTTAGCTCGTTTCAAATTATTGATTTTGATGAAAGAGAACAGGTTGCTGAATATGTTGGTAAATTACCGCCAGATACTATGGCTGAAATTTGTTATAAATGGGCTAACATGTATTCGTGTTTTATTGTGATTGATATTACAGGTGGAATGGGAGTTTCCACGTCAAGAAAATTACAGGAAATGGGTTACAAAGATTTATATGTTGATGGTGTGGATACCGCTAATAAGTGGAAATACGACGCTAAGTCACATGAAAAAATACCAGGAATTAATTTTAATAATAAAAGAGTTCAAATTATTGCTTCATTTGAAGAGGGTATGAGACATGGATTTAAAATTTATAGTTCAAGACTTTTCAATGAAATGAATACGTTCATTTACATTAATGGTCGTCCTGACCACCAAAAAGGACATCATGACGACTTAATTATGTCAGTGGCTATGGCAACTTATGTTGCTGAATCGTCATTTAGTAATTTAACTAAGGTTGTGGAACATACTAAGGCGATGATTGAGTCTTGGGCAGTTAGTAACAATGACCAAGCGGCAAAAAATTTAGAATTTAATCCTGTTATACCACACATGTCAGAAAGAATTGGACAGTATAATAATCAGAACATGTCTAAAGAAGATTATCAAAAGTACGGTTGGTTATTTGGTATTAGATAATATTTATTAATAAAATATCTCATGGGACTAACTTCTAGAAAAAAATCGGGGAACAAACTTAATGGTAGTAAATTAAACGTACCTGGTCAGGGTATTAGTAATGTTAGGCCTGGTGGTGATAATAAAATAAACCAACAAAAAGGTGACCCTAACATAAAGAAAGGTAAACAAAATTAACTATTTAATTATAGATAATTAGAATTAAATTTATTACATGGAAAACAATCAAAATAATCAATTTACAGTTTGGCAGAGGTTATCTCAAGCCTTTGGTCCTAACGCCCTGTTAAATCAAGATTATCCAACATATAAGTTAGACAAGACTGAGTTATTAAAAACAACATCAAAACAAGAATACGACAAAGAAAAATTACAAGCTCAACAAACGTATTACTTAGCCAATCAATGGACTAAAATTGAGAGTAACTTATACACTCAAGCGGTTTATTATGAACCAACAAGATTAGCATCATTCTATGATTATGAATCAATGGAATATACACCTGAAATTTCCGCAGCTTTAGATATCTACGGTGAAGAATCAACAACTGTTGACCAAAATGGTTACATGTTACAAATCTATTCAGAATCTAAACGTATAAAATCAATCTTAATTGATTTATTTAATAATGTTTTAGATATCAATACTAATTTACCAATGTGGACAAGAAATACCGCAAAATACGGTGATAATTTTGTTTATTTAAAATTAGATGCTGAGAAAGGTATTGTTGGTTGTATGCAATTACCAAATATTGAGATTGAACGACTTGAGAGAGGTATGGCCGCAAAATCGGCAAACGTTGAGGAACCCGCAGAAAACAAAGGTCTAAGATTTAAGTGGAAGGCTAAAGACATGGAATTTAATTCATGGGAAGTTGCTCACTTTAGATTATTAGGTGATGATAGAAAATTACCTTACGGTACTTCTATGTTAGAAAAGGCTAGACGTATTTGGAAACAATTATTATTATCAGAAGATGCGATGTTAATCTATCGTACCTCAAGAGCCCCTGAAAGACGTGTGTTTAAAGTCTTTGTTGGTAATATGGATGATAAAGACGTTGAATCATACGTACAACGTGTTGCAAACAAATTTAAACGTAGTCAGGTTGTTGATAGTCAATCGGGTAATGTCGATATGAGATTTAACCAAATGGCGGTTGACCAAGATTATTTTATTCCTGTACGTGACCCAGCACAAGCATCCCCAATTGAGACCCTACCAGGAGCTCAGAACTTAGCAGAGATTGCCGACATCGAATACATACAAAAGAAATTATTAACCGCTCTTAGAGTTCCTAAAGCGTTTTTAGGGTTTGAGGAAGTTGTTGGTGACGGTAAGAATTTATCATTACAAGACATCCGTTTTGCAAGAACAATTAATAGAATTCAAAAATCTATGATTGCTGAAATGAATAAAATCTCTATTATTCATTTATTCTTA